ACGCCCGAGACGTTCTCGGAGACCACACCCACCCAGGCCTTCGTCGAAGACATCTTGGCCGTGTACAACAAGCACGGGCTCGGCTTGGATTCTGTAGAGGGACCCGGTCTTTGCATCGTGCCTCTAGAGAAGTCCCACGTACAGGATCTCGAGGCTGCGGCAGCCAACCTTGCAGAGGACCAAGCGCGTTTAGAGCGGAGGAGGCACGAATGCCCGGCGTTCATTTACGGCCACGTTTGGGCGGCCGGCACAGACCCGATGGTCTGCGTCCATTGCAACGTGGCGGGGCCTCCGCTGCCGGGTTGCAGGAGTCGATCATGATCTTCTGGACGACCGAGAACCGCGACCACGTCTTCCTCTGGGCGAACGGCGTCCTCGTCCTGAAGACGTACCGCAATGGCGGGGCCGCGATCCTCTTTCAGATCGCGCCCTCGCAAGCCGTGAGGTTGCCATGACCCGCCCCGACTTCGCGAGCGCGTGTGGCAAATCGGCGCCGAAGCCCAACTATCTTCGGGGAGGGGGTTGCGCGGTCCGGACCGCGGACCCATACTATCTGGTGTGGGGGCGAGATGCTCCCCACCAGAAAGAAAACCCACCATGAACCCCACCCGCCCCCTCGACCACGTCTGCCCGTACTGCGGTCGCCAGCACGAGCTGGTCAACGACGGCACGGCCCGCGCGTTTGGCTGCGCGCCGCCTGCACCGACCGGCACGTCGGACGTGCAGATGCAGCGCGCCGAGGTGACTCGCCGCAGCCGCTACGGGTCGGAGTATTGATCCACATGGACACCGTGGCCAAGCCTGTCGAGCTGACCGTTTCTTGCGCCCCCTGGAGCGGTTCACCCGACGCGGAGCACCGCGTCGAGGTCGACTTCGACGAGGCTGAGGGTCCGATCGTTCGCGTATGGGATCCGATCGCGAACCACTTCACCCGGCGCCACGTGTTGACAGCCGCGGCGGAGGCCCGGATTGCCGCCGAGGCGGACGAGTCCTGATGCCGGCCGGCAAGCGGCCCGGAGGACCGACGCAAACCAAGGACGCACGCCGCGCTACGGGGCGTGTGCGGCTAGACATGTGGCTGCCGGAGGCCGCGGCCCTCTCGCTCGACGCGATAGCTACGCGAGAGGGCTGGACGCGAGCGAGGACGGTCACGGAAATCGTGAGCGAGGAATACTCCCCCGGCGTGCCCGGTCGCGCATGCCTAACGTGCTGCTCTGGCTGGCCGGCGACGGAGCCCGACGACGAGCCGTGGCACCATGCGGCGGGATGCGAGCGGTAGACAAAGAAAAGCCCCGCACATCTTACGAGGGCGGGGCTTTCTTCACGTCGTGGGGTTGATGTAGCAGGGGTCTGCGTGCGAGTACGACGTCCGGCAGAACGCATCGAGGTCCGAAGCGTCGCCGTTGAACCAGTTGAAATCCGCGTCTCCGCCGGACGGGAGCTTCTCCCCTCCGTTGCCGTCGTACTGCCAGACCGCGTAGGTTGACCACGGGGCCGGGATGGCCGGCTTAGGGGCGTAGGATGCCAGCCAGAGGGGGTAGTCGGCCATCCACGAGACGTCGGGACCGAGGGGGCCCCTACCTCGGAGCGCGTGGGCGAAATAGGGGTAGGTGTAGATCATGGGTCGACGGCCGTAAAGCTCCGTCATCCGCTCCGCGCATGCCTTGGCCCACGCGTTCACTTGCGCGGCCGAGCATCCCCACTTAGCCCACCCCGCGTCGGGGTCGGGCCATTCGAGATCGAGCGCCGGGGGAAGGTCCCCGTCCTCGGATCCGAGAGGCGAAGCCTTGAAGAAGAGATCAGCTTGCGCGACAGGATCCAGCTTCGGCAGCGGGTACATGAAGTGGTAAGCCCCGACCGTCCACCCCCCGGCCTTCGCGGCTGCGGTGTTCCGATCGAACCACGGGTCTTTACCGTCGTTGCCTTGCTGGCATTTGTGGATCAGGAACTTGATCCCCGCAGCATCGAGCGCGCCGATATCCAGCTTCCCCTGTACGGAGGATGCGTCGACGCCCCTGATCACTTGCGAGGCCCCAGGTCCGCGAGCACGGCCGCATCCGCTGCCGTGACCATGCCCGCCCGGATGCCCGCGAGGATCTGCTCCTCCGTACCGCCCCCCGCAAGGGCCTGCATCATCGCCTCGATCATGTTGCCGTGGTCCAGCAGGAACTGGCCAATCACGGTCGTGGACATCACGATCGGGAGAATGAAGTCGCTGCCGTTGGAATCACTCATGAGAACCACCATCCTTCACGCCAGCGCCCACCATGCACTCGTCATACACGGGCCAGCAGAGACGCGCAGCCGCGTCGCCCGACGCAAGCTTGCACGCGTGCGTTCTCGCCACGCACATGTCAATACGGACACTGTCCTCCGCGATAAGGATCTTATCCTTCGGGGTCAGCTGCGAGCACCCGAAAAAAACGACAGGCAGGGCAATCATAGATACGAATACAGAGATTCTCATTTCAAACCTTTCGATGCCGCCCACGAGGCGAGCACGGTGGCCCCGATGGCCAGGATGATCTTGACCGAGGGATTCGCGGCGACCGCGTCCAGCCTCTGCAAGATCTCTAGCTGCAGCTTCTGAGACGCCGTCAGATCGTCCACCTTTTTAGTCAACACGGTGATTGCCGTCTCCGTCTTCGCGGCCCCCCTTTCGAGCGAGTCCGAGCGCACCTCAAGGGCCGTCGTTCGCCCCTCTGCCGTCGTTAGCCTGCCCTCTATAGAGGCGAAACGTTCCGTATCATCCATCCTATAATCTTTCTAATTAGGGGGTCCCGAAACGTTGCTGGGACCACGCGTTGAGCTTGGTGAGGTCGCCGGCAGAGATAACGCCGTTGACCGCGACCACCGCGCCGAGGTCGCCAGCAAAACCGTTGCCTCCGGCGAATTGATTGCCGACCGCTGAGTATCCTCCCGCGGTCGTGGGATACCCTCCCGCAGGCGTAGCCGTGGCGCCGAGCTGCGTTGTTCCGCTGTACAGCTTCACGCTGGGCGTCGTGTCGGACGTGACGCCGACGAGTCGCGCCGTGCCGGTGTTCAGCGCCGTTCCGCGATTCGTCGTCGTGGGAGTCGCGCCCGCCGAGTCGTAACAGAAGAAGTCCAGCGAACCAGACGCACCTAGCATCAGGCGATCGTAGTCCTGGATATTGTCGGAGATGATCGAGCCGGCCACGGCCGTCCACTTGCCGACTGCGAAGAAGGAAAGGCCCGAAGCCAGAACCACCTTGGGCGAGAGCTCGACCCACGCCTGGGGGACGAAGTTGATCGACGGCAAATTGCCGAAGACGCTGGCCACCTGCGTCGGGCGATTGGCGCCAACCGACTGCCCGAAGCTGCGCGCGTTGGACGACTGATCGATCCACGTCGTGACGAACGGAGGCGTGGTCGTCAGCCCCTTGTTCGAGTCGAGGTATGCGCTGATGCCGGTGATCTGACTGGGCGACCACGACTCGAATGCGAGCGTACCCGACGTGCCGCCTGGGGCCGTGAGGCTAACGGTCGTCGTGCCCGCAGCGTGTGCGGGCGCCGTGAACGTGACGGTCGTGGCAGTCGTCGCGGTCGGCGTGACTGTGGTGCCCCATACGTTGACCGCGGTAACGCCAGTGCAGTTCGTTCCCGTCGCCACTAGCGCGGTGCCTCCACCCGCGATATCGCTGAGCGCGAAGTTGAGACTCGCAAGCGTCGGAGCGACTACGACGCTACCGCCGCCCGGCAGATATGCGAAACAGGGCAGCATCAGAAGTTTGCTTCCACGAGGTACAGGCGTCCGGTCCATCGGCGTCCGCCGCCGGGGTCCGTCGCCGTCACGATGATGTTCGTGCCGACCGCGGTAATGGTCAGGACGAAGCCCGCGACGTTGGCCTTCGTCGTTACGGGGGTAGCTCCGACGAGCGTGAGGGTACCCACGTTGTTGAAGAGGAACGCATTGATCTCGAATTCGCCGTAGGCTGACACGGGAGAGTTCTGCACGCGGATGATGCCGCGGACGGAGTACGCTCTCGCGGTCGTGGTAGTGAACGAGTAGATCGTAGTGGCGGCCGTCGTCGCGGTGACGACATTGATCGGAGTGTCGTATTCGATCGTCTTCGGATTGCCAATGAACTTCACGCCGAGCGGCGCGGAGATGTTGGCATACCCGGAGACGTCGCCCGTCATGTTGGAGACGAGGGGTGCGTTAGCGGTGGACCCGTTGCCTTGGAGGTCGCCTGCTAGGGTAACGAGGCCCTGGACGGCTGCTGTTGCTGATGTGGGAGCCAGTGCGGTGAAGAACTTATCAAGCCACGAGATCGCACACCTACCCTGGTGCGTCCTTGGACGCCGGTTGAATATTGAAACTTTTTGAACCGATCGCCGGGCGCGCCCGTCTATAAAGACATGGTGCGATGGATGGCCCTGGTGCTCTTCGTGACGGTGAGTGCGACGGCTTGCGGCGGTCGCTCCACCCTGGACATCGGCTTTGAGGGCGACGACGACGCCTCGTTCGCGCTCGCGCAGGAAGCGGCGGGCATGTGGAATGAGGCTTGTCGAGGCCGCCTCGTCGTCGTGCATCGGGGGCCCGGCGACATCCCGCTGACGGCGATCGCCGGGCCCCTCGGCTATCCGGATGGCAGGCAGGGGAGCACGCGGCTTATCGACGACGAGGCGGTCTCGATCGTGTTCAACTCCGCGCGCCCTCCTCGCTCTATCCTCGCCGCGATCGCCCACGAGATGGGCCACGCCCTCGGTCTCAAGCACACCGGCGAGGGGCTCATGATGAGCCCCATGAATCCGGCGAAAGACACCTACATCACGGCCGAGGACTGTCGCGACATCAAGTGAATGTTGCTTGTGCCCCCGAGTAGACGATCAGGAGTGCACCGCTGCCTCCAGATTGCCCACCGCAGCCGCTCGCGCCCGTGGTGCCACCCGAGCCTCCGCCAGCGCCTCCGCCGCCGCCAGCGCCCGATCCTGTAGCAGGCGGACCGCTTGCCGTAGTCGGCTGCACTCCGGCTGTCGCCGAGCCGGCACCACCTGTCGATCCGGGGCCTCCTGCGCCAGCGGGGCCGCCGCCCCCACCGCCGCCAGGGCCGCCGCCGAGACTCCCGCCGCCGCTAGCGCCTTGCGTGCCCGTGATCCCGCCATCGAAGCCTTGCGACGGACCGCCACGCGAGGGGGGCATCGCCGTAGTGCTGCCCCCGTTGCCGCCGTCACCGGCCGATGGGGTCGCAGCCGTGTTTGGGTAGTAGAACGTTGGAGCATTGCTAGAGATGCCCTGACCAAGCACGCCTTGCCGAAGCGCCTTACCTCCCGCGACGCTCGAGTAGCTATTGGTCACGGAGGTGGCCGGGCCGACGGGCGCATTACCGCCACCTGCTCCACGGCCGACGATGACGGCGTTGAACAGCGTGTCACCGCCATCGTTCCCGCCGCTCGCGGAGAGCCCCCCCATTCCGACGCCGAAACCTCCGGCGATACCGCCGACGCCGATGGCATATGCATATGCCGTCCCGGGGGTCACCGCGACTCGCGTGACGTATCGCTGAGAGCCTCCGCCGCCGCCTCCGCCGAGGGCGGTACGACTGCCAGGCGTGGTAGCGTCCGCGCCGCCTCCGCCTCCGCCTCCGCCTCCGCCGCCGTGGGCAATCACCAGGATAGAGTTGACGCCCCCCGGGCAAGTCCAAGTGCCCGTAGCAGACGTGGGGGTATCCGCACGTTGCTGAATGCGCGTCGCGAGGAACTGCGTTCGATCCGCGATGGCCTGATACGGGACGTTGAACGCCGATGCGTTGAACGCATCACCGTCCGAAGGGAGCGTGAACTGGGGTGTCAGGGAGTTGTCGGAGCTCGTCCCGCCGCCCGCGTACGCGCCGTTGCCCGTCGTGCCCGTAAGGCTGAACGTCGTGGGGCTCAGGACGATGATCGAGAACGTGCCGTTGGCGGCCGTGTTGCCTGTAACGCCAGATACGGTGACGCTGTCGCCCGTAGCGTACAGATGGTTTGTGGGCGTCGTAATGACGATGGGCGTTACGGCTGCGCCCGTCACACCAGTGAACGTGGACACGACGAGCGGCGTAGTGATGTTCGCGGGGTTGCCGGTATAGATCGTAGACATGCGTAGTCCTCAGCCGCTAAGCGGGATAGAAGCGACGTTGATATTAAAGACCGAGGGGCCGTCGACGAATCGATCGGTAGCGGGTCTGGAGGCAACGGAAACCCCGTTGACCGTCTTGGCCCACGTGGCCCACGTGCCATCTGGGTTGCCCGAGCCCTGCGCCGAATTCGGGGAGAACTCACTGCCAGCGACACCGCTAGAACCGCCGAAGTTCAGGATGAAAACCGGATACCAGGTGTTCGCTCCCTTCCAGAGGGCGATAAGGTTTCGCAGCTGCGTCCATACGTTCGCGGCCGTGTTCGTCCCGATGGAGATCGTAGGGTCTCCGATGCTCTTCCCGGCCGCTCCGAATACAGGGCCAGCCGAGATGGTCGAGTTGGTCTGGAAGTAGAAAACTAGGAACGCTTGCCACCACGAGTAGTTGGTATCCCAGTTCCAATTAGCCCCGGGGATACTGATATGGGCGGGTGCTTTGGACAGGTTAGACGTATTGTATTGCGTGTCCCACGTGGCCCACGTGCCGGCCGAGCTCGTGGAGACGATCGCCCCGAGGGGGACGGTGCCCGCGGTAGTGCCCTGCGTTCCGTTCAGGAAGCCCAGGGCCTGCTGCAAGATGGCCTTCCGCCCCCCTGCCCTCTGCCAGGCGTCAAACGACGTCTGGAGGCGAATGCGGAAGGATGCGGTCGTCTCAAAGGGACCCTGCGCGAGGACGCGGTCCGCGCCCAGGAGCGGCAGCGCGTCGACCTGGCAATACTTGGGCATGTGCGCCCGCATTGCCTGATTCAGTTTCTCGAGTAGGACGTCGTCGAGAAGACCGAACGTGTAGAGAAACTTTTCGCCGAAGCCCGAGGCGAGCCACGGCGGAGAGATTTGCTTTACCGAGTCGCGCTGCGAACTAGTCGCGCCTACGTCAGCCATTAGACACCTACGACGTTGATGACGGGACTAGGCGATAGCGTGGCGACAGATCCAGGAGTGCTAAATGGGATGTCCGACGTACCGCCGTTGACGAGAACGTTAGTCAGGTTCTGCACGTACGATGCTGCGCCGCTGGTAGCGCCCGCCTGGAAGAGGATACCCACGACCGTATCGTAGGAGATGACAGCCGTTGCATTGCCACCGATGGGGATACTGGCAAAGTAGACCGCTAGGGCAGTCTGCGCCGCAGCCACGTACACCGAGCTCTGCGTCTGCGGGACCGTTGCCGTACAGGAGATGGCGATATTCTGCGGGACGGCCGACACGGTCAGGGCCGTGATGTCGTCCGATACGCAGTTGCTTTGTATGATCGTGTCGACCTCGCCGAGGTCCCCGCCGTCGATAGCTCCGCCGCCCGCGTACGCGCCCGAGCCCACGGACCCGTTGAGCGTGAACGTAGTGGCGCCCGTGACCGTGATGTTGAACGTGTTGTTGGCGTTCGTGTTGCCGAGGACGCCAGCGATCGTAACGTAGTTGCCCGACGCGAGGCCATGAGCCGTGGGCGTCGTGATGGCAATCGGGCTAGCGTTCGTCGCGCCAGTGACAGCCAAGTTGCTGACACCAGGGACAGGGCCGCTCGCATTGGCCAGCGTCGTCGTTACGATTCCCGTCGTCGTGCTCGTCGTGACCGTCACTCGCGTGATGGGGGACGACAGCTGGACGGGCGGAGTCTGCGCCGCGAGAAGCTGCGGGGCGGTAAGCGCGAAATAGGAATAGCTTCCCTTCGGGCCGTTCGGTGAGAGGCTTTGCAGTTTTAGACGGCATCGATTCGCGACCGACGTGTTGGATTCCCAGGGCTGTCCGAACAGCGCTGATGTGTTTGAACAAGTCACTCCGGTAAGTACCGTCGTGGTTTGCGTGATGTTGCCCGCCGCCGACGTGCCTCCGGTACCAGAGATATCCGCGTTGACCGCGACGGTCGTACAGACGTTGACCGATCCACCCGAGACGTACGCGCCAGTACCCGCTGAGTTGTTCAACAAGAATGCCGTGGCGGTCGTGACCGTGACGGTGAATATGCCATTGGCGCCAGCGTTACCGTTGACGGCCGCGATGGCCACCGTGGCGCCGCTCGTAAGACCGTGGGCCGATGCCGTGGTAATGGCGACGGGGCTGGCGTTCGTCGCGGCGGAGATGCTGGTACCGACGAAGTTGGCGCTCGCAATGTTGAGGGTGCCGACGTTCGAATAGCCTGCACCGGTCGACGGATTGCCGACGTGGTATGTGCCGGCCGTGAAAGGCCCGTAAGCCGAAGTCGATGTGTTCGCAATCGCGAGGATGCCTGCAGCCTGCGCCGTGCCGATACGCTGGACGTTGTAGACGGAGTCCGCGAGCAGGTCGAGCCAGCCGAGAGCGCCCGTGGGGTTCTGCGAAACGATGCTGGGGTCGGGGGAGACGAACGACGTAACAAGCTGACCGTTCGCGGCGGTATACGTGACGGTACCCGCGGCTGCGAAGTCGAGGAATCCGCCCTGCGCCATCGTGGAGATAATGCCGTCGCCCTGCGCCAGCATGTTGGCCATGATGGCTAGGATCGTTCGAGCGACTCCGCCTGACTGCCACGACGTGACAGGAAGCTGCAGCGTCTGCGCCGTAGAGATCAGCTGAGCGAGCCACGTACCCGTAGCGGGGACCGCCGCAGGGTTTCCGGGAACGACTCCCGAGAGCGCCGGGTTGAACAGTCCTGAGATGGCAATATTGCTCATAGCGCTACCGTGATGAGGGTGGTGGTTAGGGCGCTAACGCCAAGCACGAGTTGCAGGGTGCCGAGGACGGTTGAGACGGAGATGGTTACGATCAACGTGTTTGACGCCTGGAGAAACTGCGCCGTGACGGTTGCACTTTGCAAGCGCTCGTCCTTCATGACTTCGGCGCGCGAGATGTGTTGGATCTGTGCGATCTCCGCCTGGCCAATGTCCGACCCCAACCATTGGTTGAGATCGTATCCGTAGTTTGGATCGTCAATGAGCCTACCGCGCGGCGTGATGAGGCGCCGAGCAAGCGCCTGAACTAGGCACATCTTCTCGCTCGTCTCGCGCCCGGTCGGATCGATGTCTCCGATGCAGCTTAGATCGTTGCCAAGAGAAATGGCCATGGTGCCGTCCTGTTTACTTGGTTGCGCCCACGCCCGGGAATAGGCCCGAGACGTTGGGCGATTTCGGCGCCGCTATAATGGGCGCCAGTACGCCATTGAACGGGGAGCTCGTGATTGACGGAGTCGTCCCTGCGGTCATGCCTGCAATGAGCAACGCGGCTGCCAGCTGTTGGGGGATCAACCCAACAGGGGCCGGCGCGCCCTGCGCGGTAATCGCGGCTATGATGGCCGGTACGATCAACGGCTGCAGCGTGGCGCCCAAGTTAGCACCGGTCGCAGTAGGTGCTAGGCCTAGCGCAATGAGTGCGAGCGACAGCGTCACTAGCGTGTTGTACATAAGCAGCGCCGCGGCTTCCGTCGTCATGACGTGCTCCGTAGCGCCATCGACCGAGATGCAACGCGCCTTCGTGGGGTCCTGATTCAGGAAGACGATTACGCACTTCTTGCCAACGACGGCTGGCGAGAGCTCTCCCATGAGACCCGACAGCATCGGCACCTTCGCTAGGCTAGGCAAAGGGATTGCCGTATCGGTGGGGGAGCAGTCGATCGTAGTCCCATCCGTCGCCTGCACCGAGTACTCCCATAGCCCCGTAAAGGTGAACGTAGGGAGCTCCGCGCGGACGAGCTTACGGAACGAGTCGAGAAGCCTATCAAGCGTTGTAGGCGTAATGACGTCTAGGGACATGGATCCTCACAAGAGGTCGGCCGCACCCGAGGAGAGAACGAACAAGCGGACGACGCCGTCATTGTCCATCTTGAATGTCGTCATGCCGACGAACTGGGCGACCGAGATATTAGAACTGGTGAACGATCGGCCTGGCAACCAGTCCGCGTAGGTCTCGGTCGCGATCTCGAAACGACCCTTGCCGCCCGACCAATCGATGGGCGAGAAGGGCGTAGTGATTCGACCCGTCGCGCGGAGCGTACCGACCTGGGTAACGCCGTTGACATCAACGTACCATTCGGGTCCGGCCATGAGGCGGAGCAGTCTCTCCGCTGGCGCGGCCTCGCGGACGAAGCTCGTACCGACGATTGGGTCGTTAGCGACCTGGACGCGCTCCCCCACGAGGGCCGCCGCGTCTCGCAGCGGCAAGGACATGTTGATCCCTCGGGGGTTGAAGTACGCCTGCGCGGGTACGTTCTTACGCCAGCCGCCGAAGCCGCCGACGAGTCTCGCCGAGCGTGATTGGGTGAACGACGCGGAGCGATAGACGGCCCCCTGCAGCGTGAGGTTGCCGATCGTAAGCGTGCAGAGGAGCGGCAAGGGGCCGGCTGCTGCGAGCGCAACGTCGGCTGTCCAGAGACCGTAGTAGGGGATCGTAACGGTGCCCGAAATGATTCGGTTCCCGTTCAGCTCTGCGAAGCTCACGGCTGCCCCGCCTTATTGAGCAACGCCGCGACCACCTTTTGCTGCGCGTCCGCGACAGGATCGTCGCTTGCGCCAACGGGTGAGTTGGGGTTGGGCGCTTTGCTCTTGCTGCCCGCGGGGGTAGCAGTGATGTTCGCCTTGGGCGAGGGGAAGTATTCGATCAGCTCCACGGTAATCGAGTAGAGCTGCTCCCCCTCGTGGACAACTTGACCCACGCCCTCGCAGACGACGCTGTTCAGTCCGACGTCGGCGAGAGCGGGATGATAGATGTCGATCGGGGTAACAGCCTTTCGATCCGGGATGTAGTTGAACAAGTCCCGGAACGAGGCCCACGCGATGAAGTGCGCGGGCGTCCATAGTTTGAACTTGATCGTACCTTGGCAAGGCGGACGACCTACGTACGTGAGCGTAGCTCCGTAGGTGCCCTTACCCTTTTTGACGTCCCATTCGTGCTTGGACTTGAAGTCGGACACGCTGCAGACCCCCGGAGAGGTGACGCCGCCAATGCGGATGACGTCCCAATCCTGGGGGTTATCGATCGGATTCAGACTTGCCGAAGGCATGGTAAACTCTCCTAATCAGCCGAGGCCCTGCGAGAGGGCGATCCTCTCGAACATGAGAGAGATCGCTTGCTCCGTTAGATCCTCTGCCCCTTTGCCCGCGCCTTGAATAACGATCGCGCCCGACGCGATGTTGACAGTAACGCCACCACCGCTCTTGCCGCCACCGGACGCGCCGCCGGCCGTAGCACCGAGAGTAGAGCCGCCAAGATCACCAGCCGCCGAAGACACCGTAGAAGTCGACGCATCGAGACCAACAGCCACGCCTTCCCCGGCGAACTTGCCGAGCTTCGCCATTTCCTTTGAAGGCGAAGCGATTCCTAGTGCTCCCTTGAAGGCGTTCTTCGCGCCATTGGCCAGACCCTTGACCGCATTGACGACCGCGCTCGCGCCATTCGTAATGCCAGAGACGAGCCCGGAGACGAAGTCGGATGCGAGAGACGCCGCACTAGATACCCACTTCACCATCGCAGCCCCAGCCCCTACGACGAGCTCGTAGATCTTGACGCTGAGGAGGACAATGCCCACCGCAAGCGCGCCCATGATCCAAGCCATAGCCGTAGCGACAACGACGATAACGCCGATGACACCCGCGACCACTAGCGCGGAGATGCCGAGGGCAGTCAGCGCTTGCTTGAATATCTTTATGACCTTCTCGTTCGCTGCCATCTCCTTGAGCCACTTGATAATCGGCTTCAAGGCGATGTATGCTTTGAGTCCGTAGATCACGACGTCGAGCAGGAAGCGCTTGATATACGGAACGACCTTCGTCGCGTACGCGAAGACCTGTTTGAAGAAGCCGCCGATGCCCGCGGAAAGCGCCTGGCCCGACGCCTTGCCTTTTCCGAAGATGTCGAAAAGGCTCTTCACTTGCAAGAGGAAAGGACCAACGTCGATGTCCTCGAACATCCGCATGATGTTCTCTTGAAACTTCGCCCAGACATTCGTTAGCGATGCGCCCTGTTGAGCGAGCGCGCCTGCGCCCTTCGTCGACGCTGCGGTCGACAGTGCGTCTCCGAACTTCTTCGCGTCGACAGTGCCGGCCTTCAAGCCCTTAGTCAGGGCAGCTTCGCTGATCCCCATCTGGGTCGCCATATCTCCGATGTTCAAACCCACGCCGAGAAGTTGCTTCTCGAGCTTCCTGAACGGGATGGTGAGCTTAGATCCTGTCTCGGCTGCTGCGTTGACCTGGCCGAAGAGCTTTGCGAAATTCTCCGCGCCGCCTGTTGCCATTGCCCCCGCGCGCGCGGCTGCTAGCGAAAGGCCCTCGAGTTGCTCTTTACCCGTGATGCCAAGGGTCATGAAGGTCTGGACGATGGGCGTCAGCTGCGCTCGCGTCATGCCGATGGAGTCGCCTAGCTTATCCATCATCGCGACCGTTTCGGCGCCGCTGACCTTGCCCTCTCCGAGCGCGTCGAAGAGCGAGACCAGCCGCTGCTTAGCTTCGCTAGCCTCGATGGCCAAGGCCATGCCGGCGACGACTACGACGCCGATCGCCACGGCAGCCGCTGCGGCCGCTTCCGCTACGACGGAAAGACCTCCCGTCATCTCCGCGAGCTCGGCCTGTCCGCCTAGGCCACCACCCCCACCGCCCGAGGGCGCGGAGGAGGCCGACTTAGCCGAAGCTTTGTCTGCGGTCTTCTGCGCCTTCGCTTGCTCTGCGATAGCGGCTGTCAGCTTCTTGTGCGCGGCAACCTCCGCGAGCAGGTGCGGGGGGATTACGCTTTGGGCTGCGTCTAGTGCCTTGAGTTGATTCGTGAGCGCCTTGTGCTTTTGAACGTTGCCCAGCGCGTCAGACTTCGTCAACGCATTGCGAGTAGCGTTAGCCGCCTTCTCCAAGATCGACATCTGGCGCGCGGCGTCCGCGGCCGGGGCGCTAACCTTGTTGACTAGCCCGAGTGTAAATTCCACGTCAGCACCTCACCGGCGAAGAGCCGAGTAGATCGGAAACGTCGTGATGACTTCTTCAACGGTCTCAGTGATCGCCTTCTCCCATTCGGGAGGTATCCCTTCGGCGGGGAAGATCTTGCGGGCTGGCATGTTCTTCGTGCCGCCCTGGTGGAAGAATGCGGGGTCGGCGATGGAGCAGGTAATACTCGCGCCTGAAGCCGTGACCTGTAGAGACTTCCGCATCGCGCCCGTGTTCGTTAGCGGCGGAGGGTTTCGCCCTTTCGCCACCGTGGCGGGCGCGAGAGAAGCCCACGTCTCTCCGTACGGATCTCGCCCTTGATCGAACTGCGCTTCCACAAGCCTTTTGATCCGGAGCTCCGACCTCTTCAAAGCGATCTGGGGGATGTTATCGAGCGCCTGTAGCGCATCGATGATCGCTTTGAAGACATTGGCCATATCAGTCCCCCATGATGTCCGAGCGGGAGTTCCCCCGGAGTTTACTTATTAGGACCTTGTGCCAAAGGATGAGGCACTCAGTGAGAATCGAAACAGCGGCTTCGGCCTCGTACGACTTTTCATCGGAGAGGCCGAGCCATTCTGAGATGCCCAGACCAAGCAACTCCAAGTCCCCACGGAGCATCTCCGCGCGCAGGGACCTTATGGTTTTACAGAGTCTTCGGTCTCGGCGCCCACGAGCCGCCCGAGGGCATCGCTAGACGCCTCCGGGATTGCCGGGAACTTATCAAGCAGTGCATCGAACGCCGCGGGCGAGGGGTACACAACGCAACCCAGCGCCAGCATCTCCTGAGCTTCCGACTTCTTCGCGGGGTCGTGCGCGAGGCTGCGGAAACGCTTGTACACTGCGCGCGGCGCGCTCTTGTACACGACTTCCCATTTGCCCCCCTTCCCTACGACGTGTTCGATCTCTCCGTATTTCGTTGCAAGCTCGGCTAGTTCTTCGGCGGTAAGCATTAGTTATTCCTTTGAGGGGATGACGACGAGGGCAGGTTTTGGTTCGGGTTTCGGCTCGGGCTTCGCCTCTTCCGCCTGGGGTGCAGGCTCGGAGACGACGTCCGGAATCTTGTCCGGGAAATTCATTGTAGCGACGCGCATAGCCTATCAGCCTCCGGGGGGTGCCTTGAGCGGCAGGGCGAGATCGTCCTGACCCGCAAACAGAATCTTGAGAGGCGCGAGCTCGATTTTACGCTTCGAGGGATCCGTACCCTCGGTGTTGCCCGCCTCGGTGGAGTCGAGCGTACAGCCGAGGATCGTATCCGTCACGGTATCGAGACCGCTTTCAGTATAGGACACGACGACGGAGAAGAAGACGTCGCCATAGCCGCCGTTGCTACCGGCCGCAGTCGCCTGGACGATAAGCGCCGCTTGCAGCTGATTGAACTCGGCGAGGAGCAACTCGATGTCCGAGCTGTACTCGTTCGCGCCGCGCGTCTTACCGACGGGGTCCGGATGGTTCTGACGGACCATCGTACGATTGCGCTTACGAGAGTAGTTGACCGCCGTTGCGTAGAAGATCTGATTGGCGATCTTGAGCTCGATGGAAGCCCATGAATGACGCACGCCATTGACGAGAGGATATTGGATCGGGGTGGACATCTATCAAACCGCCGCGTTCGGGTTCTGGAACGAAAGGGCGCCGTTCAGCGTGAGGACGTATCCTCTACCGATGATCTGCCCGGAGAAGTTGACCGCGTTCGTCGCCTTGATATTGACGGTCCGGTCAACGATGATTGCCGCACCCGAAGCGCCGGCCGAGGGGCCTGCACCGACGGGCAGAGAGATCATGGACTGGGAGAACATGACGGCGTTGACAGAGCTCGCAATGAGCGACTCGATAGCGCGCGCGTCGTTCTCGTAGATCGTTCCGTTCGCGTTGACACGAACGTCGTCGTCAACCACGAGCTGCGCGACCTGGTGGACGATCGTCGCAAAGACGTCCATCACGCTACCGTAGGGCATCAGGAAATAATCGGACCCGAGGGGGGCCGCCGTGAGCGGATTCGTGATGTAGACACCCGGAAGACCCGTGCGGGTCATCGTCGTCATAAAGCGACCGCCGCCGCTCGTGATGATATAGTCCAGTCCGCCGTTCACGCGTTCATCGTGATAGATGAAACCGTCCTGCGGATCATAGAGAGGGTTGACAACGATGTTCGCGAGCGAGCCATCCTTCACGCGCCCTAGGTGGCGCTGAGGGGGGATTTGAACCTGTCGCGCGGCCGCTGCCCAAGCGAGGCTCCGACGAAGCGCAGGGGCGCCCGTAGACGCAGGGTTGGGGAATGCCGTGGGCATGTTCCAGTAGGCGGCCGACGGGCAGATACGCCGCGTCTGCGTCGCCGAGTAGTCGGTCTGCAGCGACGTAATCCAAGCAGTCTCGGCTTCGCCCGTGCCTCCGTATGCGGCGGGGGGGGACGCGTCTCGGGAGCTGACGAACGCTCGACAGTAGACGTAGTTATTTGCGAGGTTGTCGAGATACGTCTGAATCGTAGAAGCGTTAGCTCCGCCGCAAGCGCCCACGATGTGGACCGAACCGACGCCGGAGATCGCGTACTGCGAGGCCTGATACGAGTTAAGCGCAGCCTGAACGCCGGCAGTCGACCACAGGGGTTCCGTCGTGCCGAACGTAGCGGTCTGGCCCGCGATGACGGTACCGGCCGCGAAGGCGAGCGACACGCCCGTCACGCCGATCGCGAAGGTCGAGGCGACGCCAAGCGAGAGGAGCGGTCCGTAGTTCCGACCCGCGTCCAGAGAGACTTGGAATGTGATACCAGCCACGCCGACAGTGCCGCCCGTGGCAAAGAGGACCTTGACGTAGTAGGTATCGACCGGGGCGCCCGTGACCGTGACAACGGATGTGCCGCCACCAACCGTAGTAACGGTGGACGACACTCCCGCCGTGGCGGTCGCCACCTTGATCGCGAGGACCGTACCGCCAGAGAGCGCGACAAGCGCCGCGGCCTCGACAAGCGGCCCTTGACCGAGGTTGGCCTGGATCGTAGCAGCCGAACGAGTCGCGATGATCTGTCCGACGGTACCGCCCGAGCAGGTGCCGCAGACGAGTTGGACGCTCGAACCGGGGACGACGATAGACGCGCTACCGCCGTCGGAGACAGTGAGGTTTACGTTACCGCCGGGCACTAGAGCACCGAGCTTTCAATTTGCGAAATGCACATAGTGAAACCTTTCGGCCCGTGTGGAGCCGTCGTTAGAAACAGGTTGAGAAAAACGCTTACGGCGCTTCGGGCGTTCCGCCGCCAAAGGGCACGATCGTAAAGCTGGGATTGGGAGCAACGTTCGGATTCGCGTAACCGACTGCCGGAGCGGCCGTAGCGGGCACGGGCTCGGAAAGTACGGGCGTTGCGATCTCCACCGTGACTACGAAATAGTGGCCGAGCTGATCGAACTGGATTGAACCGTCTGTCGAGTCGATCCAGAGGCCTCCGCTAAACGTACAGATGTTCGGCGCGATGGCCTGGCATGCGGCAATGAAGATGTGGACGAGCTGCTGAGCCGCGTCGAAGTCGAGATTGTAATCGGATACGAGTGTCGCACCGACTGAGTTCACGCCCCAGAATCCGACCTCGAATCTTTGGTATTCGGTTTTGATTGCTCGGGCCGTCAACACGCTAAGTGCTTGCGGGGTCGGGCGCATGGTCGCGGTGTACACCGCTCCGCTGCCGACCCCTCCGATCGTAACCGTGGGCACCTTGAGGTAGCCCGTCCCGGGTAGCGACGGAACGATCGCGACGATCGCGCCATTGCGCACTACGGCCGTCGCGGTCGCCCTGGTGCCGCCCGCGACGTCGGGAACGCTGATCGTCACGGTCGTTGACGCCTGCACGTAGCCCAGGCCCATCGACGTAGGTCCGTAGGCTCGAACGCCGGCGCCGGGTGAGTCGGGGTTCTGTAGGCTGATCGCCGATGCGTTGTGCGAGGGCGACGGGCCGCCGTAGCGGCTCGTCGTGGGGACCATGATGATACGAGGAGCTAGGCTCGTCTCGTTGCGCTTTGCGCCGCCGAACGCGATACCGCCGTCCGTCAGCAGCGGCATCCCCGCGGCTGACATCTTCGCGTTCATGTACACGGACAGGGCGTTTACGATCGCGGTTATGCCCGCCATGTTACCAACCTCTGTTAGGCTTCGTGGCGCCTGTCGCGGTGTACGCGACTGAGTACGTAAGAAGTAGTGGGGAGATCGGGACCTGCGCGTTGTTCGCTAGCGTCACAAGCGGGTGTGCTTGCTGGCGCTGCACCATGTGAAACCAAGCAACCGACTCGTCATAGCCTTGCTGGAATCGCTGGTCTGCAGTGCTATTCGGGTTGTAGCCTCGAATGCGGAGGAGATGGAGCGCGGCCACGCGGGCGACAGCCATCGTAACGGCCGTGTCCCACGTGAGAAGGGGGACGGCTGTCTGCCCCCATCTCGCGCGAAAAAACGTATCGGCAAAGTCGCTAGCGCTCAGCAAGACCGCGTTGATCTGCTGAGTCGTTAGCGTGGCGAGGGCCGCGAGCGGAACACCTAGATTCGTGAGATCAGCTTGTGTTGCGTATAACGCCATTGCCGCGGCCCTCGCTTCGGATTAGAGATTCGCCTGTCGGACCCAATGCACGAAGTACTGATCAGTGTTCGTAAACACGATCTGTGCAGCTGCCCCGGACCCGCTTGACGAGTACAGACGATGCTTGAAGTCAATGATCAGAGAAGGTGCTCCGTTCACGACCGGGATGGCGGCGCCACCCAGAATCGCAACGGAGCCGCCTGCTACCGAGGAGTGAGAGATGATCTGCAGAACCATGGCGTCCGCGGGCAACGA